GGCTTTTGGCTTTAATCTTAAATTTGATGATCACGTGACATTATTTGTTACGGGTGATGATCTATTAATGGCCGTATCCAACAGTTTTAAAGAACTGTTCAATGGGGTCACTGTTAAGGATATGATGTTAGAGATTGGTTATGTTTATACCTCCTCTGATAAAACCTCCGATGTCGTCAAGTTTAAGAAGCTTAGTGAAGTTTCCTTCTTGAAGAGATCTTTCAGGTATGAGAAAGCGAGGAATCGTTACATCGCCTGTTTAGATATCACTTCTGTGAGGGAGATACCACTATGGTCTAAGAAAGGAGATTATTTAGCAGTTGCGTCTTCTAATGTTGAGGATTTCCTCAATGAGTTGTCACTGCATGATATAGACACCTGGAAAAAGTACCATAAACAGTATGCATCAGCTATAGAACTATTTATGCCAGACAGTGAGGTGATATCTTCGCTGCATATGACTAAAAGAAGAAGGATGGATATTGTCTTAGGTGAAACAGAATAATCCATAGTACGTCTGGGGTACTACGGACATTAAACTATAGCCAGTGTGGAGCTTTCTCCACCGCCGTGTAATGCGTATTTACACAAACTTTCCTATTCGATCTTCCATTCACATACAAAATGGTGTGCAAAGTGAATGAGTTATGCGTTAGGAATTATAGCCCTTTCTATTTAGATTACAGTACAGGATGGGGCGGAAGCAGTCCTTCCACTATCCAGGCGGCACCAAAAACTCCAAGGAACTGAGTCACTCTTTGGTTTAAACACGACTTGCTGAAAATAAAAATATAGGCGCTAATGGTGGTAGCCTTGATCCCACCCAAAATTTCGTGGAAACACAAATGGACCCCGGCAGTGGTCACCAAGTGAGTGGTACAACTGTCTTTACCACGGACGCAGGTGTTCGGGAAGCAACCCAACAACAAGAGATGATGCTCGATCCTGTGTTCTATAAAAATCCTGAGAATTATACCGAAACTAGTTTAGCTTTTTATTTAGCTAGACCTTTGCGTATACAATCAGGTACTCTAGGTGCAACTGACACTGCAACAAGTTTCAACCCTATTGCATTACCACAACAAGCTCTTACTAATACCTTTTACAATGAAAAACCAAAAGGGCGATTTGGATTTAGAGCTACTATAGTTTTGAGGTTAGTTGTCAACGCCGATAGATTCCAGCAAGGCAGGTATATGCTCTGTTGGTGTCCATTAGGTGGAGCTACTTATGCAATTGGAGGAGGACAAAAAGGAAATGGTTGGGTTAATAACCATATGGCAACATTGGTTCAGAGAACTAATCTTCCTCGTGTTGAGTTTGATATTGCTTGCGATACTGAAGTCA